CGTCCTCGACCTCCTCGGACTCTATTATTTTCCCGCCCGCCGCCTCAATGGTTTTATTTAACTCGGCTAAAAATTCAGCCTGGGCGGCTCTTATTTCCTCTATGTTATTATAAACAGCGTTTCGGAGGACGTGTGTCCCAGGGAATCCAGAAACATATATATCCTTTCCAAAAAATTCTCCGTTGAAGTTCATTACTTTACTGTTCTCACGTTTCGGCGCGAGGTGAGCTTTAACGCCGAACTCTATCCAATGCGGACTCGCGTTCGAGGGCTTTTTTCCTCGGCTTTTTACCTTTTGCCAAGATTGAAAACCTATTTGTAATTCTGGCTGTCCTGTTTTATAGTCGATTTTAGCCCAGGAGGCGACGTGGTTTTTTAACCGCTTCGAGCGCGTCGGGAGGTTTTCTCTTATAATGCGCCTAACTATTTTCGCGGAGGCGTTTAGCGCCGATTTTGATAATTTTACCATTGTTTGTTTTACCTCGTGCGAGGTATCAATAAACGTTATCTCTGTTTTATTTGCCATATAAGCACCTCCAGAAATAAAGCGGCGAGGGAATCCCCGCCGCCGTCCTTTTTATTTGCCTGTTATGTAGCGTATTACATTACGCGCGATAATACACGCGTCCGCTCTGGTGATAGGCTCATTCGGAGAAAATGTCCCGTCGCCCTTGCCGTTGACTACGCCCATTTCGGCGAGCTCGTCTATTGTCTTTTCTGCATAGTGCCCCGCTGTGTCCTTGAACTTTGCCACGTCTGCCGCCTCCGTTTCTTTTGTTAAACCAAAACCCGAAACAATACCGTTTGTAATCGCTGTAATTACGGCGGATTTTTTCGCCTGGTATAATTTAACGTCGTCCGCGTCGTCTATAAAGCACGTTTCCAGGAGAGCGTAGCTCACGCCCTGGCTACCTTTGCAAACGTTCATATTTTGCAAATTAGAGCGAACTTTTACGCCGCGATTCTTAAAGCCGAGAGCAGATATATTTTTTAATATAGCCGCCTCGACGCTCGTTCCCGCTTCGGACGGGTGAACTAATATCTCCGTACCCGTTGTTACGCCGTTTCCTGTTTCGTCGTCTACGCAAGCGTTAAAATGCACCTCGAAAACATAAGCGTATTTTTTGAAATTAAAAGAGTTTTTCTGGAGATATTTATACATATTTTTTGACGTGTCGAAAACGTCCACGTCGGCATATTTGCCGAGCTGTGTTTTTAAGAGTCCGACTACCTCGCGCGTTAAATTCGCCTCCTCGTAGCCACACCCCAGGGCGCCACAATCACCGTCGCCGTGTCCCGCTATGAGTAAAATTTTCATTGTGTTATACCTCCGTTTACTGCTTGTCCTGGTTAGTCTTTTTTTCTACAACGTCGGCGGCGACCTCCAAGCCCTTAATTAAGAACTGCGGAACATCTACGCCGATAACTACGAGATTCTCCAGGATAGAGCGACATTCGTTTATGATAAAAGTAGCCAAACAGAACCAACCCGCCAGGGTAACGAAAGAGAGGTTAATTCCGAGAATAACTCCCATTTCCTTAAAGCATATCGTTATAAAAAAGGCTATAGCTATAATAATCCAATAACCGACCTTTTTACAAATTCCCTTTAGTCCTTTATTTGAGTTTTCCGTTTTAGTTAAATACGCTTTCGTCCACCCTGTAGCGTAATCAACGACGTTCAGCACCAGGAACGCCAAAAACAAAAACCAAAACTCGCCGAATATACCCGCAAAAAAAGCCACACAAGCACCCCACAATAAATTTATTTTTTGTAAAATCTTCACGTTTTAACCCTCCTCCGCAAGATAACCGTAGCCGTTATCTATAAGCATTTGTTTAACGTCCTCTCTTAAAGGCTTCGGAACCTTTGAGAGAGTCGTTTTGCCGTCTTTTACTCTACGAAAATAAAATACTACCATTATTCAGCACCTCCGTAAAATGCACAAATCAGCTCGTCGAGAGCTGTAGCCGTTACCTCGTTTTCGATTTTGAGGCGGGCGTTTTCCTCTGTGAGAAATGCTATCTGTTCGGCGGGAGTGAGAGGCTCGGAAATATCCTCCCAGGCTTTCGCAAAATCTAACCATTTCTCGAAATTCTCCTCAATATCCGACGCGAGCGTATCTCTGCTCGGAACTGTTACGCTATAGGTGTCATACGAGAAACGCTGTACCTCTTCGTCGGGTATCTGCTTAACGTTCTCGTAAAATATAACCTCTGTCGTACCGTTTGAGAGCTTGTTAAGCTCGAACGCGGATACAGGCTGTAAATTGCTTTCTGCTTTCATTTCGGATTACCTCCTTTAATTTTTTGATGTTTATATATGGCTTGATATACGTTATAAAATAATAGTGAGAGTCGGAATGTTTAATCCACCCGAGATATGAAATTATAGCCGCGGCGTCCTTGTATGTTATTTTCTTCTTTTTGTACGCCTTTTTAACGCGGCGGCGTATTCGGAGGGCGTTACGTTTTCGGAGCGTGGTTTTATGTCTGTAAAACCTAAATCCGAGAAAATCTATGTCCCGCTTATCCACTCGGAAAACCTGGTAATTTTCTTTTAATGTGAGTCCCAGGCTCGCGAGGTATTCAGCTATAATTTTTCTCGCTTTGTGTAGCTCCTTTTTGTTGCGTCCTAATAAAACCATATCGTCCATATATCGGATATAATACTTTGCTTTGAGCTCCTGTTTTATGAGGTTGTCTAATCCTTGCAAAAAGAAATTAGCGAACCATTGAGAGGTATAGTTACCTATGGGGACACCCTGGGAATGGCTGTCTATAATGGCATTTATCAGCCAGAGCGTATTTTTATCCTTGAATTTTCGCGAAAATGCCTCTTTCAGCTTTTCGTTGTTTATGCTCGGATAAAATTTCCTTATGTCGAGCTTTAAGCAGTATTTAGTATTTTTACGGTCATTATCCAGGACTCGACGGAGATAACGTTTGCCGTAGTGGGCTCCGCGCCCTGGTATGCTTCCGCAAGTGTAATTATACATACTTTTCATTATGTACGGCTCTATTTGCAACATCAGCGCCCAATGTATAATTTGGTCTGGGTAGAAAACAGGACAGTAAATAACGCGCTCTTTTTGCGTAGCTCCGTCCTTTATTGTAAACTCTCTATACGGCGCGGGAGTGTACGTTTTATTAACGAGCATTTGTCGTATTTCCTCCGCGTAGTAATCAACATTTTTCAATATTTTAGCTACACTCGGACGTTTACGTTTTCTCTTTGAGGCGTTATATATAGCCGCCTTTATGTTTTCAATATCACAAATACGCTCGTATATGAATCCGTAGCGTTTCATAATCTCCCTCTTTCTTATTATCTCAAAGGCTTTCGAGAATGTACCTACTAACCTCTGCCGTAACGATTTTATTTCCGCCAAGCGGCGAGGAATATAACGCGCGATATTATTTTTATATTTGAATAAGATAGGCGAGCCCCGATATTGACGTTCGTATTCGAGGGCGCATTGTTCGCGTTGAAATACCACAAACCCGCATTAGCGCCATTGTTGAAGTTACCGCCAAAGTAGAGGGCGCCAACAGGCGCAACAAAAGAGGCTCAAAATGCGCGTTATATCCCTTTATAGGGGGCTGACCGCCCCCAAACCCCCGTATTATACGGTTTTCCAAGAAAGGCGAGCCCCGATAAGGACGTGCGTAATCGAGGGCGCAGTGCTCGCGCGGAAAAACCACAAACCCGCATTAGCGCCACCGTAGAAGTAACCGCCAAAGTAGAGGGCGCGTTCGCCAGAGTTTCTATAGTAATTGTCGCAATAATACGTTGATGTAGAACCGCCCACAGTAACAGGCAATCTCGCCCAGGGATAACGCTCGTCATAGCCGCGCTCTTTGAGATAGCCGTCTTTGTCGGCGTTAATATAATTAAGCGAGATATAGTCGCCGTCGTATGTAGAATCGGCGTATTTCGTTCTGTCGTCGCAAACGTGCGCCTGGTAGTCTTTAATATTAACTCCGTCTACCCACTGCCAGATGTTTCCCCAGGGGTTCTCTATGCCTCTATATTTACACGGATATTTACCGCCCGAGTTTGATACGATAGAGCCAGAGGAGGCGGCCACGCCGTCCGTCGCGCCTGTAATCCACCCACGAGAGGAAACGTAATAACCCGCCGTAATATTTACAGGCTCGCCGTCGAAATAAACGGCTTTCGAGGTGTCGTCGTAGGTTTCTATGTTTGTAACTCTCCTGTTATTGATAGTCGAGCCATATTCAGCCGCTCCGATTGCTATAGTCTGTCCGACTACTAAAGCGTTAGCCGTAGCGTTTAATAAAATGATTCTATTAACGCCCGCCTCGGTAATTTGCGCTTTTACTGCGTCCGTATTTGTGTATGAAAGGGACGTAGCGCCACTCATTTTGCCCTGGGAGTTCAGCGTAGCAAATTCAACCGTAAACAATACACTTAATGCGTCGTGATATTTTAAGTCAATCAGCCCGCAAAGTTCGTCGGTTGCTCTTGCTTTGGTTCTAAATGATGTTCTCGACGTACTTACTGTCGGGAATACGCCCGAAACGCTGACTAATTTACCGTCAACGGTTCCCGCGTTATACGCCGCGTAATAGGCTTTATCGTGTTTAATCCACCCGCCTATAGGATATTCCGAAACTCCGAAATATTCGTAGCCGTCGTCGTTCAAATAAGGAGGACAGCTATAAAATTCGGGGAACTCTACGGCGACGTTACCGTTTGAGCCGTCGCGAGCGAACGTAGGCTCGCCCTCGTATGCTTTTACGCGAATTTCGCCGTCTACGACCTCAATATTACACGTTCTAACGTGGCTCCAGGGATAAATATTGTCAAAGTCGTTTACTACTGCCGCGTCGTCTACGCCGACGTTAGCTGTAAGTCCTACGGCGTCCCAGATTCTCTCCAGAGTCGGGGAACTTGCACCGATAACACGACGGGCACCGTAGCGCTTTACTGTTCGCTCTTTCAAACCCTCAAAAGCAGAGGCGCGGGCTGTTTCAGCCTCTACGCGAGCCGCTTCGGCGTTCGCCCTTGCTGTTTCAGCGTTTATCCTTGCCGTTTCAGCAGTAGAGCGGTTATTTTCCGCCGTTACTCTGTTTTCCTCGGCTGTAGCCCTGTTTTTTTCCGCCGTATCCCTGGCGGTTTCGGATTCCGCGCGCTTTGTTTCGGCGGAGGTTCTGGCGGTTTCATTTGTCGCCCTGGTTTTCTCCGCGGTTACGCGTTTGTTTTCAGCAGAAACACGAGAACTCTCGGCATTTACGCGCGAGGTTTCGTTTGTTTTTCTGGTATTTTCCGCTGTATCTCTTGTATTTTCGGCATTTTTACGGGCATTTTCAGCCTCTACGCGAGCCGCTTCGGAATTTACCCTCTGGAGCTCTGCCGCTTCCATTTGTGTAACTGTTTCTAACGCCTCGTCCGCGGCGTCCCTTGCCATTTCGGCGAGTTCTTCGGCGGATTCTACCTTAACGAGAGCCTCGGCGAGAGTTCCGAACTCGTCGGAGCTTTTAATTTCTCCGTCATTTACTGCCGACGAAACAATTTTAATCATAAATGTTTCGGACGTAAGTAATGAGCCGTCGGCTCCATATAAACCAACCTCGGCAACCGCTACGCCCTCAACAGCTAAACATTGTTCGGTAAGCTCTGCCGTTATAACGTTGTCGTTAATTTCGGCGTCATTCATTACCTGGGTTTTGTCGGGTTTGCGGAGGCGGAATTTTGCCGCCGCGCCCTCGGGAATCTCGTAAACAACTCCGCTATTCAAGAGCTGAATTTCGAGAGTTCTCGAATTTATATCGCCCTGTTTTGCGTATATATATCCGAGAGGTGTTTTTTCGGTTATGTCGAGATATATTCTTTTAATTACTGACATAAAATTACCTCCTAAATACCTTTTGACACTTGAACATCTATAACCGAACTGATATTATCGGAATATCTTACGGTTACCATTGTAATTTTGTCATAGCCTAAAATTGTTTTTTCGTTTGTGCCGTCGCTAATCGTAATTTCTGATATGTTGTCCTCGGTTAGAATTTCGTCGAGTTCGGTTGAACTCATAGGGGTTAGAATCGAAAAAGCCATTACCCACCCAGATTCGCCGTTTTTCTTAAAAACTTTCTGCTCTGTAGGGTTTGAACTTTCGCAAATCTCACCATTTGAAAAAGTCATTTTCATTGTTGCGACCTCCTTATATTAAATTTAATTTGTCGACAATCGTATTTAATAACGACGCGTATATTATGTCCTCTCGGTATTGTACCCCGATACCCGTTCCAACTCCATTTATAGAACCGATAACGTATCTTGCATAATTAAACGCTTTTGCTGTAAAATCTTTATCCGTAACAGCTTCCAATTTGCTTTTTACTATCATTTCGTAGTAGGTAGTGTCCGCGGATAAACCCAGGTCGTTTGTACCGATTTTCACATTAAGATTTTCCGTGTAGGTTAAAAATGATAATACACTATCGCAAAAGGCTATCCACTCGTCAGCTGTAATGTTAAAGTCCATACCGCTATTTTTTGCGTACCACCATTGGAAATTTGGAGGACGTGGTTTTTCTTCCTCTACGGTTATACTTACGATATTAGAATGAGCCGAGCAAATGTCGTAATTTGACATACCAATTACCATTACTTGATATTCTCCGTAAATGTCTACGGGTATAGTTGTATAATTGTTTGTGGTAATTGCTTTTTGCCACCAATTTGTATCTCCGTACTGTCTGGCAAAAACTATAAATTTAGTATTTGTACCTCCGTTCCACGATACGTTCATAGATTTTTGGTTGCTCGTTTGCGTAGCGTCTGTTATGACGGGAGTAGAGGTGTTAGTTCTATAGGATCGGGTATTCCATACTGCGTAACATTCGCAAGTCCAGGAACTTATAGCGTCCTCGTGATAACGAAAAGGAGAAACGGCGCCACACCCCCAATCATACGGAATATAACATCTACCTCCGTCCCCCCACCAATCACCCCAGGAGTTGTGAGCTATCCAATGTTTTTTCCCGTTTTTTGTAGTTAATCCTATCAATGCTATAGAATGATTCGCGCCCGAATACGAATCGGGTTGAGGTACAATTCCATCTTCGCCAACATCATAAAAGTTGTTAGGTACTCGAAAGTTCATCATAAAAAAGCCATATTCTAAAATATAGTCGGCGACGCTATAGGTATCGTAAAAATCTATATTCGCGTAGCCAGAGAAACGTTGAACCTTTCCGTTAGCTTTTGCCTCGCTCGACGCATTGTTGAACGTCGACAGGGAATTTGCTTTTGTTTTTTCGTCGGGATAATATGACGAAACTAATTCCCACCGCGGCGAGCCGTTAGTTTTACAACCTATAACCGCATCCTCAAAAAACATATCGTCTGCGCTTCTACCGTCGGAGCCAAATATATATGAAATGCTATATTTTTCTGCGACTCCCGTATTGCTATATTGGAATATTTCCATAGCCGTACTTAAACAATTAGCAACGCACGTTCCGTAATTTTGTTCTCTTACATAAGGATACATAATCGGTTGAATAGTTCCGCTCGGACTACTTATTGTCGACGTGGTGAACTGCACAGAGGGGAGAGTATAGCACTCGCCGCCCCAATAGCACTCTAACAACAAAATATAAAAGGTGTTCGGGGTAAAACAGTTATTCCCTTTCCAATCGTCATTAGAAAACGTAAAGTAAAACCCTGGGTAGTCGCTTAATTCGTCATTCCAATCGTATGTAAACGTGATAATTTCAACCGTTGCGCTCCCGTTTCCTGTCGGCTGAAAAAACCTCCATACGAATTTGTCGTATTTGTTTGAGTCGTACTGCAAGCCGTCTACGTCAAATTTGAGAGCGTTGTATGTTGTATCTACACAACTAACTGTCGCCACGCGGCTCACCTCCTTTTACGCAAGGGGGTTTGGAAATAAAATCTCCACCAGAAAACTTATGAAAATACGAACGTCGCTGATAATCGCATTTATGAGCATACATAGGTATTACGCGAGATATTGTGTTACTGTCGCTTAAAATAGTAAATTCGACATTATACGGCTTGTCGGCTTCTAATCCGTTAAAATTTGCCGTTGTAGATTTTGTCGGCTCGTTCATATCTCGGTTTACAAATTGAATTGTATCGTCTATTTTTATTGACATTACAAGTTTATTGTCTGGAGGTAACTCGTCAAAGTATGCGCTAATGCCTACCTCGTTCGCCGCGCCTATAAATCTTGTTTGTATTAACATTACGTCCACGCTATCTCCTCCATTAACCGAATTTTGCGACAGGGTAATTATCTCCCCAATCTATTTCAGTACAGCCGTTTAGGTCGAGTCTGCTACCTATTGCTACACTCACGCCAGATATGCTCAATCCGTGATAACCTCCTATCAGTACGGAGGTAGATGTAATTTTTGCACCGTCGGAAAAAACTATTGATTTTCCGACATTTTCGTTAGGGCTTCCAATATATAAGTCGCTCGCCACCTGTGCAATTTCTGTACTAATTCTGTCTGCTGAAATTGTACCCGTAGTGATATTTGCGCCGTTAATCGTTGTACGACCTGCGTTTCGTAAGTCGGAAAACTCGACAAATCCCGTAATACTAATATCGACACAATCGAGCTCCTGTCCGTCACAATTTAACGCAACCTCGCTTGATGTACCA